CTTGAAGAGCCACCAGCAGACATCCTTTTGAGGTTAGCCAATGGGCCGGCAGGAATGAAAGGCATCGAGCAGCCAAGGACATTTGCAAGAGCGACAAAAAGCTTGACAGCATGTGGGTTCATTGACACTGCCTCTGCAACAACCTTTAAAAAGTTGCGTTTAGTTGACTTTGAGGGATCACCACTAGCCTGTGCAAACCATGAGAGCGAGACATCTGGTTGTGGAAACTTGATCCTGGGTTCCTGATATCCTTGTTCAACCAAACTCCTGCACTCTTCTGTTGATATTGTGACGATTATATCAGCATTCTCTTCTGTCAACCTGAGATACGTCCTTCCAGACGGCTTCATGTATGATAGATTAATGTGCTTGAAGATCTTGCTATAGGCTAGGTTGTACAGTTGAGCTGGGGAGTAGATATCTTGAGCATGTGATGTTAGTGCATCCAACCAGAGCTCCATGGACCTCTTGCAGTTGTAAGTATCTCTCGCCTGAGCCTGTCGGCGTACTTTTCTTGAGAGCAACTTCCTCGCCCCATTACTCTTAATCAAGGCAACAGACCTAGTGAAGTCGACATAGCTTGGACAAGCAGTGATGATCTTGGAAATTACCGAGGGCTCCACAACTGTGGCATTGGCTAACAAGCTCCTGATTGATGAGATCGATGAGGGTCCAAGTGGGTTAGACCTTATAGAGATGTCTGTCGTCCCCTCAAGAGCCTCCAAGAGCTTCATTGTTACAGACAGACCACTCGTATCAGGTAGTGTGGCTGCTATCCTCTGTGAGTTTGAGATCAGTTGGACATCTCTAGATGAGGAAACTAGATTGGAGCCAATGTGGCTGCATATACGGCCAACAACCTCAGGGTCCATCTTCTCAAGCATAAGCAGGTCGGCATAGAACTCGGATGATGATTCTATACATGTGCTTGTGGATAGCTCGATAGGTGAAGGGACTCGGAACCCTGAGCAGGAGAACGGCACTATCATCAATGCACTTATCTGTGAGATAGTCATCCTAACGTTCATACGCCTTAGACGCTTCAGAGTGTAAAGGTGCATCAAGATATAAGCAGTTTCTGCAGTGCACCCAGCCCTGGCCAGTGATCTTGCCTGTCCTATCGTTGCTGAGACTATTGTGTGCAAGGTGTTAACTCCCTTAGTCATATCATAAAGCCCTACCCTGCTAAGCTCCTTGAACCACATGGGTAGGATTTTATTGTCTACACAGATGTCTCCAAGATACTCCCACACACAAGTGGACACAAGGGTTTTGGAAAGGTGGAAATTGAGCCCTAGAGAAAGGTATATTCCCTTTATACTCTCTATCTTCTGCCTTAACATCTTACCCCCTAGATGCTCAGGGAATATGAACATGAGGAGGCCATCATCTGAGAAAGTGAGGAGATGGCCAGATAATCCTGTTGCTTCAAGGGCTATCTCCATGATGATTGCATGGATCGATGACCATATGAAGTTTAGGAACCCTTCAAAACCTCCTTTGACCCCTGCCAGGTAAGAACCGTAGTTCCTAGTATTATGGATAACAATTGATGCACGAAAGACCAGGTCCAGTCTCTTCAGCCATTCCTCTCCTGTTAGCTCAGCAAGGATCGCCCCATACTCTCTTATTAGACGCATGGGGAACTTCTTAGAAAATTCAGACATGTCAAAGGAGACAAACATTGCTACTTTATTCGCTGTCGGGCCAGTCATGGACTCACAGAACTGTTCCAGATCTTTGCGTCTTGCTGTGTAGGACTTTGTTATAGAGACACCAGTTTGCGACCTAGACACTTGTCTTGCAAGCCTCTCAGAGATCTGTGTTATTGTCTTAAGGTTTTGCTCAGCCATGTAGAATAATCTTGTAATCTTCTTGTGGAACTCACCAGCCTTTGGTTCAGTCCCGACAATGTAAGAAGCCTCTGGGTTATCCATTATGAAGCGTTCAAAGTCTTCCTGTGGTATGTCCTCTATCTCAACGCCCCTAAACTTTGACTCAAAAGCTTCATGAATTCTTATAACCTTCTCAAATCGCCTGATTGATCTTGGTGTTGATAGTTCCGAACACCCTGTCAGTTCTGATACTACGTCATTTACTGGTCTGAACTTATCCCTACTCTTCATAACTAATTCATCATCTGAACCCATCGCCCACTCTCTTAAGTTTGTGAAGTCAGTAGCTGATACCTCAGCAGCCATCTGAGACGACTTGTCTGAAGGTGGGACTTTCATTGAAGATGGAGGGGTCAGAGTCCGGACTGGCAGAAATGTGACTTCATCCCAAGCCAATGATGACATACCAGCAACTTGTGATATTTTCACCTGGGTAGCATTTGCAGCTCTTCTGAGGGTGTCACCAAAATCTGACTTCTCTTTTAGTCGAACATCATGCTTTGCAGACATCAGAGACCTATATAAAGTCCTCCTTGTAGTGCCTCTGAATCTAGATATTTGTTTTGGATCAATTCTATTAGGCTCTTTCAACCCTGCTATTGATTCCCACATTTCAGACATGTTTGCATCAGGATGAGGAATACACTTGTAAACATTGGCAACATTTGCTGCATCCTTATCTGAGTAAACATAGCTCTTCAAGACTGATATTATCTCAAGTGCCCATTCCCTCTTTTCCAATGAATACGTAGCTGCAAGTGACTTGGCAGGATTGGAGTCTAGAACATCATCGACAGCCATCCTAGCGACTAAGATATTCCTTGCCGCCTTTATCCATTCCCCGATTGCCTCTGGAGATTCTTGAACCATCCGGCCGATTAAGGACAAGAACTCTGAAAGAAACTCTTCAGGAGTACCTTTCAGGTTGATTTCACCTAAGCCAGTCATAAGATTTGTCAAAGAATGGAAGAGCTCAATTAACCGCTCAAAATGCATCCCTGAGAACATGTAATCCTTCTCACCCATCGAGACATGGAATGTGTCCATAATGGTAAATGCAAGCATGTCCCCATAAGCCACAGATAAGCGAGTTTTGTGTTTGCAAGGCTCTTCACTCCGACAAATAGAATTCACCTCTCTCGAAAATGCCGATCTTGACTGGTCATAAAGATCCTTCAAAATTTCATGCGCCTCAATCATCCTGGCAATGAACTTTCTACTGTCGTGGTCAGTGAATGTCCGTGATGAAAACTTATGACAAGTGCCGTCATTTACAGATCTGAGCTTGGAGAACGTTAGTGAAGCCTGGATCTCACCAAGGATCTCTGCGGATCTCGGAGTCATCCTTTTCAATCCGAACACATGAGTCTTCATATAATCTATTGTAAAAGTCCAGATCTGGAAGTTGCCCCAGATTTTCTTAGGTGGATCAAGTCTAACAGGCACACCTTTCTCAATTGAAGCATCTTTCTCCCTGAGGACATAACTTAGTGCCTCAGCTCTATACTTCTCGATTATCCCACGCTCTCTCTTTGGCATATTATCGTATAGGACCTTAATTTTCTTCTTCCATTCGGTAGGGGCATAGTTCCTTCCCCAGTGGTCCATAAAATTTGACTCAAGGATTTTGGCAGATAAGTAATCTGTGCCAACTACTGAGACCATTTTACTT